GTATCGGTATCATGAAATTCCTCTGCTACTTCTGGTAGTTTAGATACGTATTGACGTTCAACAGAGTAGCCTACTCCAGTGCCGCACATAAGCACGTACATCATCTCGTCAAACGCTTTAGGGTGGTCAATAGGTAGGTAGCTACAGTTAAATCCAGCTACGTTGTCACGGTCAAGGGCGTCACCAGCAGTCATCAATGCTCTCATGCTAGGCATAACATCCATGTCGTGAATGTCTTTGAAGATACCGTTAGCTTCTTCGAGTGTTAACTTACCTTTCTCAATCCAGAAGTTTAGGTATCGGTCGATTGTTTCTTCCCAAGTCTCACGACGTTGTTCCTCTGGTAGGTAACGTGCATAGCGTGACTTGTGTATGTACTGTTGATATGCGTCCATTAATTCATTTCCTTTATTAGTCGTTCAATATACCACTTACACTTGCGTAAGTCTTCAATAGGTTTACCTTTGTAATCGTATCGCCATAGATACTTCAGAGCGTTACCCTTGAGATAACCATTGAACTCATGCTCTGGCATAGATGCTTTGATAGCTTCGATAGCTTCTATTGCTCCGTTGTTGTAGTGGTCGGGGCGATTTACAGGGTCAGGGTCTTTCCTTATAGAAAGCTTTGCTAACTCCCTAACCTTGTCCCATTCCATTGGACTTGCATCATCTATACTCATCCGTATTTTCTCCTAAGATAGTTCATGCTGACAGGTAGCTCGTCAAACGATCCGTCGTTAACTTCGTTAAGCATCCAAATACCAGACCAGCTTCCGTTAGTTTGAGGATTCAAGTAGTCCTCACTGTGGTTATAAAAGATACCAGCAAACAACCCAGTGATATTAGTACCGTCTGCCTTACGAGCGTATGCTATGTCACGATCTTGGACGTGTCCCATAATGCACGACATAAACTTCTTTTGCAACATGAGTTTTGCACATGTGACCGGCCTTCCCATGACACCGCTGGTGAAGTAGTGACAGTAGGCAACACCGTCGATGACGATTGGTTGTAGGAAAGGTACAACTTCCCATCCAAACTTTTCCAGATCGAAGTCATCATAGCTCATCAAGCCCTCTAGTTTAGCGTCAGCCTCAACAGCTCTTTCAATCCGATGCTCATGGTTTCCTAACAAGAACACCATTCTAGGATTCCATATTTTCTTTTTGTTGCTACGAAGACGCTCCTTTTCTGCCTCAATAGGCGCTATAAAGTTTGCCATAGCACTGTTACCAGCGTATAGATCACGAGTATACCGCCGTCCCTCAAAGGATTTCTTACCTACGTCATAGCTACTGAGACTTTCCATGTCCCAGTGATCCCCCAGATGAATGATAACGTCAGGCTTTGTAGCGGCTGCATAGCGACCGGCCCAGTATAAATGATCTACACTGTTACCGTGTTTTACTTGAGTATCAGGTATTACTAAGTGTCTAGTCATTGCTTTTTACTCCATCCGACAGGGCAGGTTTCTGCGGTGTACCATACAAATCCCTGCTTGTCTGCCCATTCTTGCATTGTGTATCTTGTCCCGTCAGCTCTACGTCTTGCTCCGGGCATGGCTGTTCTTGGGTTTTGGAAGACAAAGACCAGCTCCTCCTTCTCGCCAAGGCATCGGCTAACATCGACATACTTCTTCGCTTCCGCTCTATCACGAAACCTCCCTTTAGCTTCAATATATATAGTGTAATCACCACTGTAATATACAAAGTCAGGCTCATACGTCTTAACCTGAGTGTACGTTAGCTTGTTAACATGGTACTCACACCGTTTAAACTTACTATGAAGATCATGCTCGAACCAACTGTCATATCCCTTGGGTATGTTACGTCTCGTTCTCTTCACTTGGTCTTTCCCATGTTTGATTAGGTTCACGACGTAGCCAGAGCAGCCTAGCGTTTTCAATGACACGCTCCTCAGACTCTAACAACTCAACACACTTGTTGAACATCTCTATCTCTGACAAGCCTTCAAGGAGTTTCTGAGACTTCTTATCACCGATACCATACACGCCGACAATGTTGTCAGCTTTGTCGCCCATGATGATTTGACGGTAGAAGAACAGCATCCCTTCTTTCTCGTTAACAGAAGATAGCGTACGTTTGTTGAAGTTGTAGTGCTTGCACGGTACTTGTTGGAAGTCCTTATCAAGACTGACAATGATGCTGTCAGGGGTAGCGTCGATAGCAATCAAGTCATCAGCTTCCTCGTTCTCTGACACAACAGCATTCCATTCTTCGATCAGGTACTTACGTATTGCTTGCAAGTGTACAGGCTTTTCTTTGTCCTTACGGTTGCCCTTGTAAGGCGCGGTGACGGCTACGTCGTTTCGGAAGTTACCCTTACCTGTTAGGTAGACACGGTATTCTGGTTCGCCATCTATCTTAACGTACAGATCACTTACCAGATCAGATAAGAAACTGCCCGTAGTATAACAGGCAGTCTTAGCTGACTCATCATTGCACTTGAAAGCACAACGATAAGCTACGATGTCACCGTCGATTAGGATCACAACGCTTCCGCTTCAGATACGGAATTGTCAGTGTACTCAATCAGGTTTGTAACCTTCATCTTAATCATAGAAGGCGACCGACCAGTACCAACAGACCAATCGTAGTAACCAACAACAGCGATTGCTTCTGATCCGTTAGAGATAAGCACATCTTCAGGTATCTCAACACCGTCAGCGTCAGTCAAGCGCATAGGGTTGTTAGACTTCATGGTGATAAAGAAGCCACGGTCGTCACCTTTGTTGCTAGGTGCAATACCCATTTCTTCAATGGCTTCAACAGCTTTATCGCTAAGGTTGCCAAGCTGCACTTGGTACTTGTTACTGAACTTGTTGAGCTTGTTACGCTCACACCAGTAAACAGTTCCACGTACAGTGATGGGTGGTAGTTTGTTTGCAGACATAGTGTTTCTCCTAGTGGGTTTCTGCCCAGTTGTTACCTACTCTATATTCGCCGTCTAAGGGACACCGTAGGTTTAATGTCTCACCGGCAATTCTGATAGCACGTACACCGATACGTCCAACTGTATCTGCGTAGTGCGTTGTTGTCTCTATCTGCCACTCGTCGTGTACGTTGGCAACAAATCTATGTGGTATGTTCTTCAGTCTATCTGACAAGTGTATCAAAGCTTGCTTCATAACGATAGCCCCTGCACCTTGTAATAAGGTATTCAACGCAGCGTGTGCTGATCTTACTCTGAGCTTTCGTCCGTCAAGTCCAGCAAGTACGCCTGACTGAGCCTCGATGTGTGTATCTCCTCTAACTCTTTCAAGAGACGGCGTGTTAGATAGAAATGTTTCTTTAAGTCTTCTTCCAGTGAAGCTATTTCCCCCAACGATAGCTCCGATCTTAGCATCTCCGGCTCCATACAGAAACGCATAAATGAATGTCTTTGCAAGAGGCCGCGTCTCAAGTCCAGCTGCTCGTTGATTAGCCGTATGTATATCGCCATTGAGGATTTCATTAGTATAGTCTTCGTCATCCATGTAGTGAGCTAACATACGTAGCTCTAAACCGCTGGCGTCAATGCCAACTAAACTGTTCCCTTCATCCACGGTCCAGCAACTACGGCACTCAGTACCGAACGGTGCAGACACGGCTGGTACTTGTGCCATGTTAGGACTGAGGTGTGTCATACGTCCTGTCACAGCACCGTTAGTGATGACCCTTCCGTGTACCCTGCCGTCATCCTTGACAGCCTTGAGCCATGAATCTATCTGCGCTACTCGCTTCTGCAACATCATGTAACGTGCAACTGCTTTGGCTTCGGGTAGATCTATACCGTCAAGTACCTTCTCATCAACGATGATGTTACCTTTCTCTGTTTTCTTTTTAAACGTAACGCCAAGACCTTGCAGTCGCTCTGCTATCTGCTTACGTGATCCGGGGTTGAAGATAGTAACCTTATCTTTCAGACGCTTGCCTGTCTTCTCAGAGGTGCGTTCCTCAACGATAGGTGGAAAGATACTTTGCAGCTCTGCTTCGATGTTGTTCATCTCGAACATAAGATCCATCATCAGCTTATCAGCGTACTCCGTATCTAACTTGAACCCGTTCCGTTCTTGCTCAGTCACGGCCCATCCTACACTGTGTTCAAGATCAATAGACTGCTGAGAGAAGTTCTCATTGCGTAGCTGTAGCTCTAACCATTTATGAACCTGTTCAGTCAGCTCAACATCAGCAATACAATACTCGATCATCTCGTCACAAAGTCCACCGTCGTAGTCAGTGAAGTCTAGCTTACCGGTTCCTCCCAGTATCGCTCCCCAGTTCCGAAGTGAATGCCCTCCGTCCTGACTGGGGTTGTAGAGTCTGGACAAGTAGAGAGTGTCCACAACAGAAGACCTAGCAATATGTATGTCCCAAACACTATCGAGAACACGACAATCAAACCCGATGAGGTTGTGTCCGATGACTTTATCTGCTTCATTCAAGACACTCCTCAATGAGTCTGGTGTTGTATGCACCTGTATATCGTTCTTCACCTTCGTAACTGCACACCAGATCGTTGAGTGATCCGTAGTAGTTTCTATATCCAAGTAACAGGTATTCATGGTAAGTCTCATTCAGTTCGTTACGTTCACTGTCGTGGTTAAACTTCTGGTAAGTCTCCGTCAACAGTTCCTGTTCTAATATCCAGCTCCCAATCTTGCTCATGGTACACCATCTCCTCTAGGTCTGCGAGTGTACGTAGATCGGCGCGATCAACTACATCACTGTCATTAAGACTAACAGCAGCGCAACGGTTGCACAAGTCTATAAACTCTTGGCTAACAGCAAACCGCCTTGTAGCTTCGTAGTCCGTTAGCTCTACGTC